GTTGCTGCTTCAGATAGATAACTGCGTGTGTTCTCAAGAACAACACTCATTGCGCTGCGGCGGTTGCCTTCTAGACCTTCTAGAAGAGCTTCTTTTGTTGCGCCCCAACGGCCTTCTAATAGTACGTCTGACATTTTATTGTCTCCTCTAGTACGTTTATTTTAAGCCTGCCAATTTACGAAGTTCAACAACATTATCGTCGTGTGCGTCCGTAACTTGGTGTTTTACTTCTTTGTCACCAGTAACTACTGTACGGCTCTCTGCAACCATCTGCTTTTCAGCTCGTGGTGCGGCTTTGCCGTCTAATACTACTGGAAGATAACGATCGTATGCAGCTTGTAGTTTGCTGGTCTGAACGCTTTCTAGAAGGTCGCGCATTACTGCGCTTTTGTCTTTGTTAAGTGGTTTTAAAAGACTGTTCATAACCTCTGAGCGTTTTGTTGACTCAGTGATCATAGAAATTTCTTTTGTTTTACTCTCAACTAATTGATTTTTTTCTGCAATAGCAACTTGTGCTTCTGCTAATGCATTTTCTTTTGACTCAATGATCTTCTTGAGATCTTTGATTTCTTGATTTTCATTGAGATGACTTGCACTAAATTCCGCTGCAACTGCTTCAAAAATTCTACGGCCAAAGTTATTTTCTCCGGCTGTTTGAATGTCTTCACGCAATTGAGTGATTTCAGCATTTAGATGTTTGGATACTGTTTCCTTAACTAACTTAGCAGATGTTTCTACAAAGTTATGCTTGAGTGTCTTAAACTGCTCACGTGCTTCTTTAACTAGTCGAACTTTAGTTTCAACAACATCTTGACGATCCTGTTGGAAATCTGAAATTTCTTCTGCTAATTGATGTGTGATAAACTGCTCTAGTTTAGCAACATGCTCGTTTTGAGCTTGTCTGTCAGCATTAAGTTCATTGATCTCTTCTGCTAACTGTGTAACCAAGAACTTGTCAAAAGTTTCTGTAACACTCTGCATTTTACCGACAAATTTTGCACGGTCTTCTGAAAGTTGTTTCTTCTCTTCTGCAAATTCAGCTAGTTCAGCTGTTAAGTTTTCTGTAACCATACGATCTAAAGCTTCAACCATAACGGACTTGTCATGCTCATAGCGTTGAGCAAATTCCTCACGGAGTTCTACTCTGACCTGTTCTTTTGCTTCTGTTAACTTTGAACCCCATGCCTCTTCAATTTGAGTACGGGTTTCTTCGTTGATCAGGTCACTATCTAATAATGGTTTGATAGCATCTAGCATTTTGGTCTCCTAGATCTTAAGATCCTTGATAAGACGCATTACTTCGTCTTTCAAGTATTTTTGTACTTTAGCATTGCCACTTGCTTCTTTGGCCATTTCAAGTACAGCGTGCCCATTGCGCATATTAAGCAATCCTTCATAGATAGCTTTAGGATATGCGTTTGGAGCACTTGGTTGTGCCACAACATCTACTGTGACAATTTCGAAACCTGCAACGTTTCCTGTAGATTCATTGACTTCGCCACTGCCTCTACTGCTTACGCCCAGTTTAACTCCACTTTCCAACATGGTCTTAACTAATTGACCCATTGGAGTAGGTAATATCTTTAATTTTCCAAAGCCGTTTGGGCCGTCCATCCACATGCTTTCTATCATGTGACTGACACGATCTAAATTAATTTTTAAATCATCTGGATGATCAACTTCGCCTAGCACACTATTGCCAACTGAAATTTGATCATTGAGCTGCTTAACGGCATTGGAAATTTCAGTAACAGGGTAAACACGCTGGTTTGCGTTTTTTACCCCGCCCTGAATACAAATGCCTTTCATATAGAGATCCTTGCCTTCGTTGGCAGACTCTGTTACGATTCTCGCTTGATCGAATGTAAGGGTTTCTCTAAGATAGTTCATATACGATTCCTATCTTATACTTTCTTTAAGTCTGACTTAGCGCCAGGCTTGTTGCCGTTGCCAGCATCTTCAACTTTAGCTGTAACTTTTGCAGCACCTGTTTCAGCAGCTGAGCTACCTGTAGATGTTGGTTTAGCACCATTAGCGTTCATTGGATTCTTTTTAGCAACTGTGCTAGAATGATTCTCTGAAGTGTTTGTCGGAGTAGCTACTTTTTCTGTGTACTCACGAACGATAGTTTCGTCCATTTCGTCTTCTTCGTCTTCTTCAGCTTCTTCGTCTTCTTCGTCTTCTTCAGGTTCCATGTCCATTTCCATGTCATCCATTTCTGGCTCCATGTCCATTTCCATGTCGTCTTCGTCGTCGCCACCCATCATTTTCTCAAATTCTGCTTTGAGTTCGTCAAGTGCGTCTTCGAGATCAACAACACGGTCTTCCATCTCTTCTTCGTCTTCATCTTCATCTTCAAGAGCAAGACCTTCTTCGTCTGCGCTGATGTCGTCGATAAACTCTTCAGCAGCATCGCCGCCTAGTTCTTCGTCAAAATCACTCTCTTCGAGTTCTTCATCTTCTTCAGTTTCGTCAATTAGTGATTCATAGATACTTCTGGACTTGTCCACAACAATATCGTGGAAAAGTGCTTTGGCCTGATCAGTCTCTTCTGAGATGATAAGCTCAATTAATTCATTAAATTTATCGGACATGCTTAAGACTCCTTGTATATGTT